AGGAGTTGCGCGGGCGGGGGGGCGCAGCCGCAAGTCCCTGATAATCAACGGGTTACGTGATTTGCCGATCACCACGCACCCGACTTGTCAAACTTTTTTTTAGTGCGTTTTATAGTTGACATTTGCCACGTTTTTGTTCCAGCAGGCGCGGCAAGTGAGGCATTTATTTCCTTGTGATGGCGCGGGGCAAGTGAAACTTTCGGCGCTCACTCCGCTAGTTTGGCAACCCAAACGGCTCGCGATTTCAGAAGGGGGTTTGCCTTCCAGCATATAAGCGGACAAGCGAACCGTAAGATTTTCCGGCAGAAATCCGTGTTTACGGATATATTCCGAAACGATCCCGTACTCCCGAGTCGGAAGCCAAAAACGGATTGCGGGAAGATTTCGGCAAACCTTCGCGATTTTTTCGAGCATTTCCACGCTCTGTAAATCCCCACTATCAAACCAGCGGAAATGTCCGCTGGATTCACAAAGGGAAATCGCGGCGGTCATGGCTTCGACCCAAAACATATTTGCGAAACCTTCAAGCCTGCGTTGCAATGCTCCTTGAACATTGGGAAAGGGATATCTTCCCTTCAAAGCATAGCATTTCGAGCAAACGCTGCCCGCGACATTTCGCAGCTTCCCTCCTGTCTTACACAGAGAAGCGGGGATGCTCCAGCCGTGGCAGGGCATTTTGCTAGGCTTGGAAAGACCGCCGATGATCTCAAGAGCGGAGGCAAGTTTCATTTGCATGATTTTTTTTTAGTTTAAAAGAGCAATCCTCGCAAGCTTTTTTTGTTCTATTTCTTTTTCTATTGCTTGCCGGAGATTTTCCTTTTCTTTCCAGAGCATTTTCGAATATTGTCTGGCATTTTGAGCGGCAATCTTTCGGGCATTCCGTTCCGCTTCGTTCCATCTTTCGCTTCTAGGTGTCCACATAAAAAAAGCCACCCAAAGGTGGCGAAGTTTCATTCCTCGTTTTTGTTGAAATCGTCAAACCAAGCGTTGGCTTCTGCAATCTCTTGAAACGTCAGCACGGCAAACGCATGGCTTTCGTTCTGAGGGTCCAGCATGGAGTTGGGATTTTCTGTTTCGTTCATCTAAAGAAAAGGTAAGGGAAAGGGCGGAACGAAGCAAGGTTTTTTTTCAAAAAAAGCGTTTTTGTTTTATTTTTTACAAGCCCTGAATGACAAGGTCTCGCGCTTCATCGACTTCTTTCCGCCACTCGTCAGTCAAATCAGACTGTCCCTGTCTGGCCTCCCGCTCATTCAGTAAAACGTTAGCAATAGCTAACGCACGGCTGAGGATGTTTGTGATTTCGGCGCTCTTTTTTCCTTCGGCAATGGCTTTTTCCATATTCATCTTGAAAAGATCATCGCAGATTGGGAAGGTTATGCAAGGGATTTTTTGAACTATTTTTACGGGGAGAGGAGCAGCAAGTGCCATGCCACCCCTACCCTTTAATCAAAAAAAGAATGATTTTTTTCCTTGACATGACGGGGTGGGGGGTTTTCCTCATTCTCCCCATATCATATTATATTATATCATATATATAACAAAAAAAAAGAAAACATGGCTGGCGGGGGGTACCTATTTTTCAAAAAAAGGTAAGAAAAGTTGCTGTGGAAATTTGTTCGGGTGCATTTTTCGGACGGGGGCTAAATAATTTATTGCCTTTTTCAATATATTCACATTGTCTTTGAGCATTCCTATTGCGACATTACAGTTATTGCATATATATCCGCGAAAATATCCTGATATATGACAATGATCCAATACTATTTTGCTGTTTTTAGCTTCTTCGTCGCATATTTCGCATATGATTGTATGTGGGCGTGGATATATTTTACTGAGTCTTTTAATTGTTTTTTTCAATTTGGCGCGGCATACTTTGCATACATTTTTTGATCTATTGAAATTGTATATGTTTTTTTCTTCTTGGCATTCTGTACATTTTTTATACATGCTCATTATATATTATATAATAACGATATAGAATGAAATCTAAAGATTCTTCTGCTAAAGTAAATCAAAGAGACAAAATCAAATCTGATTTGTCTATTAAACAGCTTAAATGGACAGATAAACAAAAACAATTTATCGATCTGGCGACAGATAAAAACACGCGAGTTGTATTTATAAATGGTCCTGCTGGTACTTCGAAATCTATTATTGCGACGTATGTTTCTTTGTTGCTTTTGAACGAGAAGAAAATCAGTGATATTATCTATATAAGATCTGCGGTAGAAAGTAGTGACAGTAAAATAGGTTATTTGCCCGGAGATGCAGATGAAAAGCTACATTATTATAATCTGCCGTTTTTGGAAAAATTGGATGAATTACTGCCCCGCGTTAGTGTTGATGCGCTAGAAAAAGACAAGCGTATTTCGATGCATCCGATTAATTACTCGCGGGGCATGAGTTGGGCGGCGAAGTGTATTATTTTGGATGAAGCGCAGAACAGCACTGCGAAAGAAATTATTACAGTTCTCACGCGGCTCGGTGAATTTTCGCGTTGTTTTATTCTTGCTGATCCGATGCAAACAGATTTGCCGCAGAGTAAGTCTGGCGGCTTTGAAAAATTGTATTCGATTTTTAATGATGATGAAAGTCGTGAGAATGGTATACATACGTTTTCTTTCTCTGAAGAAGACATTGTGCGTTCGAAAATTGTCAAATTTATTGTTAACAAGCTTAGTGCGGCGAATAAATCTGTGTAATAATATTATATGAAAACGTACTGTCAAAAATGTGGTTCATCTTATGATATTCGTCCTAATTTCTGCGCGAAGTGTGGAAATAATTTTGGCGCAAAAGCTTCTTTTATAAAGCCGAAGGTTCCTGCGGTTGCGGCTATTGTTCATGATGAAGACGTTGAAGATGATATTGATACGAATCTTGCTTTTAGTGCGGAAAAGCTTGTTGTTGAAATTGAGCAATACAAGCAGGAAAGTTATAAAATTGAAAACTTAATGGGTTCTTCTTTATCTTCTTCTGAAAAAATGGAGCGTTCTATGGGAGAAAGTTATTCTTTGGAAGATTTTAAAAGAGAAGCGGGTTCGATAAGAAATAAATGAGAAAAAGAAGAAAGTCTAAGCCTTCTTTCGAAGATTGTATATCGATAATAGATGTTGAAATTAGAAAAAGAAAGAATAAATGGAATCTGTCCAGCTTAAGTTGGATAGATTTTGATGATGTTTCGCAGATTATCAGAATACATATTTACAAGAAGTGGCATTTATATAATCCTAAAAAACCGCTTGCTCCGTGGGTGAATAGAATTATTTCGAATCAAATGCGAAATTTGGTGCGAAATAACTATTTAAATTTTATTAAGCCGTGCGCTCAGTGTTCAGAAGCTGAAGGTCAAGAAGGTTGTCGTAAATTTGGCAAGCAGTGTTCTGATTGTCCATTGTATAAAGAGTGGGAAAAAAGTAAGAAGCAGGCTTTTAATTTAAAAATGCCTGTGTCATTTGAAACTTTGGAAAATAACAAACAAACAAGTTACGAAGACAATATAGATATTGATTTATTCAAACATAATCTTGATCAAAGAATGAAGAGAATATTAAAACCGCTGGAATGGAGATTGTATGATATGTTGTACATAAAAAAAATGACGGAAAATCAAGCGGCGCGAAGAATGGGGTATAAAAGCACGGAAAAAAATCGTAATCCCGGATACAGGCAAATTCGTAATATGCAAAGATCTATTATCAATAAAATAAAAAATGGTATTGCTGATGGTTCAATAGAAATGTATTAATATGTTAACTCAAGAACAAGAGCAAATTATTATCAATGAATGGAATAGTCGTAAAGATGATCCTCCTTCTTTATTGGAATTAATAAGATTAATATTTCCTGATAATCCAAATATTGATGGCAGAACAAAAGAGGGAAAATCTGTTCAAGCTTTTTTGGCTAAAAGAAGTTTAAAAGCTCGCGGCACACATCAATATCAATCAAAAAAAGCGCCCGAACTATCGGAAGAGAACAAAGAGTATATTTTGAACAATGCGAAAACGATGAAGCCGCTCGAAATTGCTCAATCAATTTTTGACAATCCGACTTTGACAAGTTTGCATGGCGAAACGCGGATCGTTGCGAAATTTATTTCTGATAATATTGATCCTTCTGATGTTTATCAGAATCAGCAAGAAATAGCTCAGGAAGATTATATTTCGCCGCGTTCTTTAGATAAAGCTATTATTAAAATCAACAAGTATATTTATGATTTAAATTTGAAGCGCGACAATTTATCTTCTCGTCAGCGTAAAGATGTTGAATGTTTATTGAAGTATATCAATACTTATCGTTTCGTGCATCAAATAAACAGTTATGAAAATACTGTGGATAGAGATTTATTTGAGAGTTCTTTTATTCGGTATACTCATGATAAGAATGATTTGACTGAAGAAGAAGTTGATCAATATATTATTTTGTCTTCTGAAGTTGTTATTGCTTCTAATATTCAGAGAAGGGTAGAAAAGCTGCAACGGATTTTAGAAGATGCTGCTGATAATGATGCGCGTATTTCGATGGGTTTAGTAGAATCTATTAATACTGCGCAGGGAGAATATAATCAATGTGTAAGTAGACAGCAAAAATTAGTGAACGATTTGAAAACAAAACGTTCGGATAGACTTGGTAATCAAATCAAGCAGAATGCCAGTATTATTAATTTGATACAATCTTGGAAAGAAGAAGAATCGCGACAGAAAATGATTCGTCTTGCTGAAATGAGAAAAAAGACTTTAGAAGAAGAAACATCAAAGATGGAAGAAATGGACGAATTAAAGTGCCGCATTTTAGGTATATCAAAAGAGGAGATATTAAATGGTTAAGTGTGAAGAATGTGGATGTGAATTCAATCAAGAAAAATCTTTGCATATACATTTAAAAAGTCACAAATTATCTGTTGAAACTTATTACAGAAAACATTTTCCTAAATGGGATTTGTATTCTGGAGAACCTCTTGTTTTTAAAAATAGAGATCAATATCTTGAATCGGATTTTAATTCAAAGAATAATTTTCGCAAGTGGGCGCAAAAAACTTCTAAAGAAAAAGTAACTGAGTATTGTAAAAAATTATTGCTGCGGCGCAAAGAAAAAAAGAAAACTATATATCCATACTCGCAAGTAGAGTTGAAGAGTGTTGGTCTTCCGCCTGTTCATTTTCTAAATGATTTATTTGGAGATTATTATGAATTTTGTGAGAACAATGGTTTCGAGCATAAGTATAATTCTCCTGCGGCTTTAAAACTGCAAGATTCTCTGTCAAAAAATTATTGTATTTTTGTAGATACGCGGGAGCAGAAGCCTCTTGATTTTATTTTTCCCACGCAAATTAAAAAATTAGATTTTGGCGATTATTGTTATGAGAATCAGGATATATCAGGTCGTTGTTATATTGAAAGAAAATCGCTTACTGATTTTATTGGAACTTTAAATGCTGGATTTAAAAGATTCTGTAAAGAAATAGAAAGAGCGATGGAAGAAGACGCTCATATTGTTGTTGTGGTCGAAAATGATTTAACAACGGCTTTATCTTTTCAATATCTGCCGTATATAAATAGAAACACAAAAGTAAATGCGGATTTTATTTTTCACAGAGTTCGCTACATATTAAATATGTACAAAAATGTTCAATTTGTTTTCGCGAATGACAGAAATGAATGTAAGAGGGTTGTGGAAAAAATATTTGCCAATAAAGATATCGGTTTAAATTACGATTTACAATATTTATACGAACATACGAAATTATGATTTATTGTCCTGACAAATACAAAGGAAATTTTGAAGATTTAAATCAGCAGTATAAAGCTTTAAAAGGAGAACTGGATGATAAAGAAGCTAGAATAACTCTAGCGAAATTTTTGCGTAATAATTTAGGTTTTACTACTGAACTTATTTCAGGAATTAAACTTGCGCCTTATCAAGAAATGACTTTGAAAGGCATGATGAATAGAAACTTTAGTATGTGTGTGTGGGGGCGTGGATGTGGAAAATCATTTATTGGAAGTATATTTTGTTTTCTTCAATGTATTTTCGAACCAAACACAAAAATTCTAATTGCAGGTCCGACTTTTAGAACGGCGCGTTTTATTTTTAATTATTTAGAAAAAATTGTTGATTCAAAAGGCGGCGAATTATTACAACAAGCATTTGGCGCAAAAGCCAAACGAAATGATCAATACGAATGGCAGATCAACGGAGGTTCTATAACTGCTATTCCTCTGAACGGAGAAAAGATTCGTGGTTTCCGTGCTAATATTCTACTTCTTGATGAGTTTCTATTATTATCAGAAGATATTATTAAAACAGTTCTTATGCCATTCTTGGTCGCTCCTCAAAATATGAAAGAGCGTATGGAAATTAGAGAGTTAGAAGATAAATTGATTAAAGAAGGCAGCATGAAAGAAGAAGATAGAATGGTATTTGAAAATACTTCTAAAATGATTGCGTTATCTTCTGCGTCTTTTACATTTGAGAATTTATATAAAACTTATAAAGAATGGAATGACAAGATTTTTTCGAATGATATTAATGATGCTAAATATTTTATATCTCAAATGAGTTATCAAGCTTTGCCGCCTCATATGATTGACAATACGGTTATTGAAGAAGCTCAAAATGGTGGCACTTCTCATAGTTCGTTTCAAAGGGAATATTGCGCTCAATTTACTGATGGTAGTGATGGATATTTTAGCGCAAAGAAAATGCATGAATGTACTATTCCTGATGGAGAAGATCCTTCTACATTATTGAAAGGCAAAAGTGATCATAAATATATTTTGTCAATCGACCCAAGCTTTTCGAACAGTCCTTCTTCTGACTATTTTGCCATGTCAGTTTTCGAATTAGACGAACAAAATAAACAAGGAACTCTTGTTCATGGATATGCTGTTGCTGGTGGTAATTTAAAATCTCATATCAATTATTTGTATTATCTTATGAAGAGTTTTAATATTGTTATGATATGCATTGATAATGCTGGATATCAATTTATTGATAGCGCAAGAGAAAGCGAATTATTTAAAAAGGATGGAATTAATCTTACCTTTTTTGATGCAGATACAAGTTTAGAAGGAAATGAATATATACAAATGCTTAGAAAAGCTTCGCGGGAATATAATAAAGAAAAAGGAGCTATTTGTTTTAAACAAAATTTTACTACAGACTTTATTCGTAAAGCGAACAATTATCTTCAAGCATGTATTGATCATAAAAAAATATGGTTTGCTTCCAGAGCATCTGCTGATAATCATGCGTTCGATAGAGAAAGTTCTTATGCTGTAAATTTAGATTTAGTAAAACACGAATCTATTTTAGATTTTATTGAATTTCAAGATAATATTATATATCAAACTAAAAAACAATGCGCTCTTATTGAAGTGAAATCTTCAGCAAAAGGAACTCAAACTTTTGATTTACCGCAACATTTAAAACGAGATACTAGTCCAAATAGAGCAAGAAGAGATAATTATACAACTCTTATGTTAGCAAATTGGGCAACTAAATTCTATTTCGAACTACTAGAATCTTCTAAAGTGCAAGAAGTTTTCACTTTTTCGCCCAGAATGATATAAAAAGGTGTAATTAATAAAAATGCCGCAAAGTTTAATAGGTTTAAAGCAGATAAAATCGGGAGAAATTGGAACGTATATTACTGGAGCTATCGGTGTTCAATCAACAGGCTCCACTATTTATACTTCTAAACCTTATGCGTTTGTAGAAGCAACTACTTTTAGCGGCACAGTAGATTTAAAAGACACATCTTCTGCTCAAGAAAATTTTCTTGTCAAATCTGGATTATTAGCATCTGGTAATATTACTGGAGCGGGAACTTTAACTATTAGTGGTGCAGCGCGATTTGATGGAGTAGTTTCTTTTGATGATCCAGTGACGTTAGAAAGTTCTTTAACGGTTACTGGCGCATCTTATTTTACAGGAACCAGTAGATTTGATGCCGCCGCTACTTTTAATTCTACTTCTACATTTAATGATCCAATTATTGTAAATGATACTTTTAGTGTAGGTGTAACAACTTCAGTTTTCAGTGGAGATTTTTCCGCAATAGGAGACTGCACGATAGGATCAAATGCAGGTTCTGCTACTGATTCTTATTTTGTAGGAAACAATAGATTTTCTGGATTAGCAGCTTTCACAGGAAATACTTTCTTTGCTGCGACAAATTCTTTTTCTGGAATTACAAATTTTAATTCTGGAGTTAATTTCAATAGTGGTAATATTATATTTAGCGGTACAGGTCAATCTTTTGCTACGAATGCTACTTTTTCTGGAGATGTTCGTTTTTATGGAAATGTAACAGGATCAAATTTAGAAGTAACTACGTCTGTTGGAATTTCGTCTAGTGCGACTTTTTCTGATTACGCATTATCTTATTTTTATAATAATAATTATGTTTCTGGGGCTAGTTCTTCTTTAAATATTATAGGTAATAGCTCTTTTTCATTGACTGACACTGATATGGCTCAACTCAGTGGCGTCAGTGATTATAATGTATCTTATATCAATGTAAATAGTGGATCTTTCTTAGAAATTAAGAGCGGTTCAAAAGAAACATTATATAAAGATTCAAACTTTTTAATAAAAAGCGGAGCGAAATTTGATTTAGAAACAGGCATACATACTCAAGGCACTGGAAGCATTCCAGCGACAGGAACTGTACCTACTGGTAGATTATATGTGCAAAAAGTTACGGTTGATGGTGTAACATATCATGTACTAGCAATAAGAGACTGGGCGGCATAATATGAAATCAAAAGCAAAAAATAATTTTTTAGAAACTCAACCCCTCATGGTTTCAACTGCTGCTGTTACAAGCACAAGAAGAAATCGGGCGGCAACTATTGAGAGAACTGATAAATATAAAAATATTGATGACGGTTTAATTCCGTTTAGATATGCCCGCACAAATCAAGCAGATAGAGGATCAATAGACATTAAAGATGCTACAATTCTTTGTCAAAAAGCTTATTATAATTTTGCGCAATTTCGTAACGTTATAGATTTGATGACTGAATTTTCAGTTAGCAATTTATATTTTCAAGGAGGTACGAAAAAATCTAGGGATTTCTTCGATGTATTTTTTAATAAAATTAATTTGTGGAATTTTCAAGATCGTTTCTTCAGAGAATATTATCGTTCTGGTAACGTTTTCGTTTATCGATTTGATGGTAAAATTTCGCCAGAATATGTTTCTAAATTGACTCAAGTATTAAACAGAGGGCCGTTAGATGATTCTAAAATTCGTCTTCCTGTGCGTTATGTTATTATTAATCCTGTAGATATTCAATTTGCCAGTGGCAGCACTTATTTAACAGGTTCTTATTATAAAGTATTAAGCGAATATGAATTGAGCAGATTAAAAAATATTGTTACTGAAGAAGATCAAGAAATTTTTGATAGTTTCGATGCAGAAACTCAAAAGCTTATTAAGTCTTCTAAAATTGGCAGTCTTAGAATTATTTTGAATCCAGAAAGATTCAGGGCAGTATTTTATAAAAAACAAGATTATGAACCTTTTGCTGTGCCAATGGGATATCCAGTTCTTGAAGATATTAATTTTAAAGCGGAACTAAAGAAAATGGATATGGCAATTGCTCGCACAATGCAGCAAGCCATTCTTCTTGTTACGATGGGTGCTGAACCAGATAAAGGAGGCATCAATCAAAGAAATTTAGAAAACATGCAAAAACTATTTGAAAATGAATCTGTCGGCAGAGTATTAATTGCTGATTACACAACTGATGCGAAATTTGTTATTCCTCAAATTGCGGAATTATTAGACGCTAAAAAATATGAAGTTGTTAATAATGATATTAATCTTGGTTTAAATAATATTCTTGTTGGTGGAGAAAAGTTTTCTAATCAACAAGCTAAAATAGAAGTATTTTTGGCGCGATTGAATCAAGCTCGTCAAGCATTTTTAAATGATTTTCTAATTCCTGAAATAAAGAGAATTTCAGCGTCACTAGGTTTTAGAAGTTATCCTCAACCTTATTTCGAGGAAGTTAATCTGAAAGATAATACTGTTCAAAATCGCGTTTATACTAGACTTCTTGAATTGGGCGTACTCACTCCTGATGAAACTATTCGTGCTATTGAAACTGGAGTTCTACCTGATTCAGAAAGCTCTATCGAATCTCAAAAAATCACAAAACAGTATAGAGACGAAGGTTATTACAATCCTATTGTTGGAGGTTCGAAGCCTGCTTCTGAAAGTGGTAGACCATCTGGAACTTCTGGAATTCAAAAACAAGTCGCAGCTAAAGAAATCCAATTTAGCGTGACTAAAATTAAAGATAATATTCTTAAATATCAACAGATACAAGGTTCAGTAGAATCATTCTTAAAAAAGAAGCATAATAGAAAGAAATTAACTGAAGCCCAAAAATCAGTAGCTGAACAAATTGCCCAAATTATTATTTCAAATGAAGAAATAAATTTGTGGGAACAAAATATCGAAAAATACTGTAATAATCCTTTAGACACAAATATAGAAAGATTAGAAATGATTAATGAAATTGCTGCGGAACATAATGTTGATCATTTCATGGCTTCTATTTTATTAGAAAGTAAGGCTTAATTAATGAATCAAGATCAAAATAATTCATTAGAATTTGAGTACAAAAAGCCAGAACAAAAAACTCTATTAACAGAGGAAATTGTTTCTGGAGAAAATATTATTGTACCCAAATTAGATAAATTAGATATTGAAATAGAAGCTAAAAGGCCCGGACCAAAAAGCGCGGCTCAAACTCCATCTAAACCATCTGAAAGAAAAAAAGGTTCTTCTAAAAATGAACCCGGTTCAGCAGGAGAAAATGGCGCGACAATTACTTTTTCAGCAAAAGTTGTAGAAGCTTTAAAAAATAAAGTTAAAGAGCATAACTCTAAAAATTCGCGCAAAGTTAATCTAAATCAATTAAAGAAAGTTTATAGACGTGGAGCAGGAGCATTTAGTTCATCTCATCGTCCCGGTAAAACTAGAGGACAATGGGCTATGGCTCGCGTAAATATGTTCTTAAGAATGATGTCTGGTAAATCTGTAAAAGAAGCTTATCGCAAAGCAGATAAAGATATCGCAAAATCAAGTTGTATAATTGACGTTTCAGATTTTTTTGAAATAACAGAAGAAGATTTTATTCAAGCTGAAGCTGATATTAAACAATATGATTTAAATTACGATTTTGAAGACGTAGAAGAACTTTATTTAGACGAAGAAGAATATTTTAATAAATTTTGGTATGAATTATAATCAAAACATCGAATTAGATTTTTCGGCGCAAATTATTGCTGCTGAAAAACAAAAGAAAACTTTAAACAAACCTTTTCGGACTCCAGATGGTCCGAAAAAGTTTTCTGTTTATGTTAAAAATGAAAAAGGCAATATTGTTAAACTAAATTTTGGCGATCCAAATATGGAGATTAAGCGTGATGATCCTAATCGTCGTAAAAATTTTCGCGCACGTCATCAATGTGATACAAATCCCGGACCAAAATGGAAAGCTCGTTATTGGTCATGCAGAATGTGGGAAAGCAAAAAATCTGTTACAGATTATATAAAAGGATCAATTGAAGATTGTGTTGAAGATTGGAATGGAGAAACTTTATGGGATAAATCTGAAATTTTAGCTTTTTATCCTGAATTATCTCAAGCTCAAGAAATGGAGGAAGATGAGTCAGAGGAAAATGAGTTAGAAGAATATAAGGCTGAATTTCGCGGCATGACTCTTTCTTCTCTGAAGTCAATTAAAGCTCATGTCGATAGCATATTAGCTGCGTCTGAAAATCCAGATGTTCAAGAAAATATGTCTGAATCTTGGTTACAAGGTAAAGTTGCATTAGCTGAAGATTATATTTTAACTATACATAATTATCTTCTTTTCAACAAAGAATCAGAAGAAGGTGTAAACAATAATGAATCTTATGAAGAAAGTATAAAGGATTAATATGAAAGAATTTCCATTTCAAACTATTTTTAGCTCAGAGATCAAAACTCTACATTCTGAAGAGTTTGATTTAAATTTAGCACTAGCCAGTTTAGAACAAATTGGCGAATTTGTGCCTGATATAGATACTGATAAAGATATTGATCTTCTTCCGATTGCTTTTAATGCTTGTGTAGCTAACAGAGTTAATCGAAATGGAGATGTTGTTGATACGCCAACAGCTATTGCGATTTATAAAAATTTTATTAATAAACCAATAAATATTGAGCATAATAGAGAGAGAGTAATTGGCGCTATTTTAAAATCTGGATTTAGTGAATTCGGAACTGATAAGCCTCTTTCTGAAGAGGAAGTATCTAAAATGGATGGGCCGTTTAATATTACTCTTGGCGGCGTTCTTTGGAAAATAGTTAATCCAAGAATTTCTAAATTAGTAGAAAATTCTTCTGATCCATCAAGCGAAGATTATTTATCTATTTCAGCTTCTTGGGAATTAGGATT